CAAAACCAGCGGAAAGTAAAAGCATTATATAATCCCTAAGGGGTATGTGCACAGTGCGGACCGTTAGGGAGACTGATCGGTCCGCATCGACAGGATAACTATGAGTGAAAAGTATATAAAATTTTTTGAAGGGTTTGCTTTGGCTTATGGTGTAGCAGACATGTCTACACTAAAGGTTGATCCAGAAAGCAGAAAGCAAAAACCTATTTACCGATGGAACGATGAACCTCTAACAAAAGAAGTGTATCTTAATCATTTAGAAGGCACACAGTCTATTGGTGTTCAGCCATGTAATGAAGAATCAGAAGCAAGGTTTGGTGTAATAGATGTAGACCCAAAAAACTACGATGACTTTGACAAGAAATTTTTTATAGACATAATACAAAATTACAAACTACCTTTAATACCTATACTATCTAAAAGCGGTGGACTACATTTATATTTATTTATGAATGACTTTATACCCGCAGCATTAATTAAATCTTTTTTAAGTAACCTATTGCCATTATTTAAATTAAAACCAGACTGTGAAATTTTTCCTAAACAAACACAGTTAACAAAAGATAACGACACTGGACAATTAAACAAAGGTAATTTTATTAACCTGCCTTACTTTAAAAAATCTGAGAGGTTAGCAATAAACCTAGATGGTAAACCTTTTACATTTGATCAATTTATATCAGTGGTAGAAAGTAATACAGTCAGCGCAGAAGATCTTAAAATTATTACAGAGAGCATAGAACAAAAAGATTTAGAAGGTGTTGATGAAGAATTTGACGATGGTCCACCATGTCTAGCACATCTTAGCAAGATAATGAAGAACCCAGGCTTCGATGGCAAGGACAGATTTATGTATAATTATCATGTGTTTGTAAAGATGAAGTACCCAGATAGCTGGCAACAGAAAGTCATGAATGCACCAGTCAAGTATTTTGAACCTGCACATGCAAATGCGTGGGATAAACAATCTCTTAATGCTAAAGTTAGGTCATGGTCTAAACAATTTAAAGGTTATACTTGTACACAGAGTCCTATTAGTGACTATTGTAAAAAAGGTATTTGTGTAAAAAAGAAACATGGAATCTTAGCAGGATCTAAAGGATCATATCCAGTATTAACTAATCTAAAAAAAATAGATCTGGACCCAGAACCAGAGTATGAATTTGATGTAACTAAACCAGATGGTATTGGTACAGCGACAGTACATTGTAAAACAGTAGAACATGTTAACGATCAACGTAAACGTAGAAATGCAATAGCCAAAGCTGCAGGGTTTCCACCACCAATTATAAAAGCTGATGAGGATCAAATGGTACTAGAAGTATTATATGGTACACAAACTATTACACATCCACCAGTAGGTACATCACCTAAAGAAAAATTACATGACGTAATACATGCAAAAATTAATGGACCTAAAGCTATGAATGATGCTGCGTTTAAATCTGGTACAGTATTAATAGAAGATGGTTATGCATATTTTAAATTTGAAAAGTTTTATGACAAACTTAGATCTAAGAATTGGAAACACACAGAAGATAAGACAGGCGTTATGATGAAAGTAAATTATAAAAAATGTAACATAGAATTTTTAGAACAAAAAAGATTTCCTACAAAAGAAAAAGGTAAATACAATACACCTACAAAAAATGTAGTATCAATTAGTATAGAAGAGTTTGAAGACATACAGATTAATCATACAAAAATAAAACACAACACGGAGATAATGTAATGATCAGAAAAATATACGGGCCTCCGGGAACAGGGAAAACAACTAGACTAATTAATTATGTAAAAACTTTAGTTAAGTTTGGTACACCAATAGATAAGATAGGTTACTTTGCATTTACAAAGAAAGCTGCAGAAGAAGCTATAAATAGAACTTTAGATTTATATCCAAAGTATAATCAAAAAGATTTAAAATATTTTAGAACTCTACACTCATTAGCTTTTACAGAACTAGGTATGAAGAAAAGTAATGTAATGCAAGACGAACACTACGAAGATATAGGTCGTAAATTAGGAATAGAGGTTACAGTTTATTCTAATGGCGAAGAGAAGACTGGGTTTGTAGATTCGGATAGCGAATATTTTAACATAATTAATGCAGCAAGGATTAAGGGTATCACAATAGAGGAAGAATATAATACTGACATGTATTCACAAGACATAGACAAACATATGTTGCAAATTTTAAAAGACGAAGTAGACAATTATAAGGCAGCGTATGGCCTGGTAGATTTTACAGATATGATTGAAAAATTTAATGTGTCTAAATTGTGTCCGAAATATGACGTAGTATTTATTGATGAAGCACAAGATTTATCGCCAATACAGTGGAAAATGTACGATATACTTAAGAAAAACTCTAAACATGTTATCTTAGCCGGTGATGATGATCAAGCAATTTATGGTTGGGCTGGTGCAGATGTTGCAAGGTTTCAAAGCGAGCCAGCAAAAGACATAATTTTGCCTCAATCATACAGAATTCCAAGAGCTGTACAAAATATAGCTGGCTGTATTTTAAATAGAATACCAGATCACAGAAGAATTAAAAAAGAATGGTCACCAAGACCAGAAGAAGGTTACGTAGAATATGTAACATCAATAGAAGACTTACCATTAATCTATGGTGATTGGTTAATACTTGCACGAACTAATGACAAACTTAAAAAATTAGCACCAGACTTAAAAGATATGGGTTTATATTTTGAAATAAAAGGTAGAAAAAGCTACAGGACTAGATTGTACAAGTCAATACAAGATTACACCCGTTGGACTAATGGAGATAAATTATCTTTGTCTGAGATAAAAGATTTGTTTGAATTTTTAGAAGAAGAAGTACCTACGGATGAAAGAATGTATGATTTGTTTGAGTGGGGTTATTTTAAAACTCAAAGGTGGTTTGAGGTATTTAAAGCTGATCCAGAAGAATGTTTATACATTAGAGAAATGATGCGTAATGAAGAAAGGTTATCTGAAGCACCAAGAATTAAACTATCAACTATACATGCAGCCAAAGGTGGTGAAGCTACAAATGTTTTAATTATTTTAGATAATACTAAAAAGATAAGAGAAGCTACGGAAAATAGTCTAGACAAACAAGACGAAGAACACAGGGTTTGGTACGTAGGGGTCACTCGTACAAAACAAAACTTATATATAATGACAGCAAAAAGGGAGGACAGAGGTTATGACATCTAAAGTTTGGGACAAACAAATTGCAGGATCACACTATCAAAAATATAAAATACAGCCAAGTAAATTTGTAGTAGAGAACGAATTGCTATATCCTGAGGGTTGTGCTATAAAGTACATAGTGAGACATAGAGATAAAGGAAAAAAACAAGATCTAGAAAAAGCAATACATTTTATAGAAATGATAATTGAAAGGGACTATGGAACCAAATAATCATATACCATTTTACATGGGGCTATTTACATGCCTATTGATTTTTTGCTACCTAATAATATGAAAAATAAAAAAGGAAGTGTAATTTTAAAAACAATTAAGATTAATAAACATAAATTTAATTTAGAAATATATCCAAAACTAGTTGATTGGGAAATATTTCCACACAACTACGATGCTGCTTTGTATGCATTTAGCAACAAAGATAAAATAAATAAAAAAATAGAGTCTAAATATATATATGAAAATACCTGCATTTAGTGCCCAGACAGAATGGGTCGTACCTACAGAATTTCCAGACCTAAGACAGGTTGACGAGATTGCAATTGATTTAGAAACACGTGACCCAGACCTGATTAAAAAAGGATCTGGTTCAATCATTGGTAATGGAGAAGTTATAGGAATTGCTGTAGCAACTGCACATTACAAAGGATACTTTCCAATAGCACACGAAGGTGGCGGCAACATGGATCGTAAAAAAGTTTTAGAATGGTTTAAAGATGTATTAAGTGCACCATCAACTAAAATATTTCACAATGCAATGTACGATGTATGTTGGATCAGGGCAATGGGACTAAATATTAACGGCAGGATTGTAGATACAATGATAGCTGCAGCTGTGACTGATGAAAATAGATTTAGATATGATCTTAATAGTTTGTCATGGAAGTATAATGGTTATGGTAAGAATGAAGCTGGACTTAGTGAGGCTGCAGCTGAGTGGGGAATAGATCCAAAATCTGAAATGTATAAGCTGCCATCATTAAATGTTGGTTCTTATGCTGAACGTGATGCAGAAGCTACGTTTGCTTTATGGCAAGAAATGAAAAAAGAAATTATACTACAAGACTTACAATCTATTATGGAACTAGAAACAGATTTGTTTCCTTGTCTGGTTGATATGAGATTTAAAGGTGTAAGAGTAGATGTAGAAGCAGCACACACATTAAAGAAAACTTTAGTAGATGAAGAGCGTGCAATACTTACAGCAATAGAAAAAGAAACTAATGTGAGACCACAAATATGGGCCGCAAGAAGTATAGCAGAAGTATTTGAAAATTTAAAGATACCATTTGAGAGAACAGAAAAAACAGACGCACCAAGTTTTACTAAAAACTTTTTACAAGAACACGAGCATCCTGTAGTCAACATGATAGCTAAGGCTAGAGAAGTAAACAAAGCACACACAACTTTTATAGATTCTATTTTAAAATATGAACACAAAGGTAGGATACATGCAGAAATAAATCAGTTGCGTAATGCAGGCGGTGGTACGGTTACAGGAAGATTCTCTTATCAGAACCCCAACCTACAACAAATTCCAGCACGTAATAAAGATTTAGGACCTAAGATAAGATCATTATTTATACCTGAGGAAGGACATAAATGGGGTTGTTTTGATTACTCACAACAAGAACCAAGACTGGTTGTGCACTACGCAGCATTGTATAAACTACCATCAGTGTATGATGTAGTAGACGCATACAACGATGACCCTGACTCAGACTTTCACCAAACAGTAGCCGACATGGCTGATATTAAAAGAACACAAGCAAAGACAATTAACTTAGGATTGTTTTATGGTATGGGTAAAAATAAATTACAAGCAGAACTAGGTGTATCAAAAGAAAAAGCTAATGAGTTATTTAATACTTATCACGGCAAAGTACCTTTTGTTAAACAGCTTATGGACAAAGCATCTAACAGAGCGCAGGACAGAGGACAGATAAGAACTTTACTTGGCAGACTATGCAGGTTTCATTTATGGGAACCAAACAGTTTTGGGATGCACAAAGCTATGACACACGAAGATGCACTCCAGGAACATGGACCAGGGATTAAAAGAGCTTACACTTATAAAGCATTGAACAAATTAATTCAAGGTAGTGCAGCAGACATGACAAAAAAATCTATGTTAGAGTTACACAAAGAAGGTATTGTAGCTCACATACAAATACATGATGAGTTGTGTGTATCAATAGAAAGTGACGCACAGGCCAAAAAGGTTATTGAGATTATGGAGCAAGCTGTTACTCTAGAGGTTCCAAACAAAGTAGATTACGAACACGGTAAAAACTGGGGGAGTATAAATGACTAATGGCTTATCTTAATGCAAACATACCAGTAATAGAATGTTACGTCAGAGGTAACTATCTTAGAGATCAAAAAGATTCACACGACAAATATTTTGAAGTAGGTGTATTTGGTTTTAGCTCTATTCCAAACAGAGTACCTATGTTCCATTTCTTAATGGAAGATGGTGGCCTGTGGTGGCGAGCACCTATATCAGCTTTCTGTACAAAACCAAATGTAAAAGAATTACCACTTGATGAGTTAGTTATGTGGGACAGTTTTAGTTACAATGTAAGTGTCACGACTTTTTATGAGTTAGCCGGTGCTACAATGCAATATACATCACGACGTAAAGTAAAACGCAAAGGTAAATATTTATTTACAATTGACTGGTGCGCAGGAGACTTCAACGAATTAAATTTTGGTTATGCTGAAAAACCAGATCAACACAAATGCGGACATGTTTTGCAGTTAGAAGACGGAAACTTTGCAATACAGCCCAATAATAGGCTTAAAATGTTTGATGCTTCTATGGGTGTAGACCCATCAAAAAACTTGATTAATAGATTGGTAAGCAGTAAGATATATTCCGTAGAAAATTCAGCTAAATGGATTACTGACGAGCATGAAGAAGGCAGTTATGACTATCAGCTGAGAAACTTGGAGGAAGATAATGATAAATAAATACAAAGAAAAATTTATGGTTTGGCAACTACATTATAGAACAGAAATAATTATTGCTTCTGTTGCATTTGTGTTAGGAGCTATAATCTTTTAATAAAGGACCTTATGCCATATGAACTTAGCAGATCTATTAAAGAAAAACATAGTTATGGTACCGGTGGTAGCTTCAGTGCTAGTCGGAACGTTCACAGGCGTTAGATACATTGTTAATCTAACAGACACAATCAATTCAAACCAGCAAGAAATTATAGGTTTACAAAGAGATTTAAAAGTTGCTGAAGATAAAATTACAGATCAAAACACAAGATTAACTTCTGCAGAATCTACATGGCAGATGGCAGAAAATCTATACAGACAATTAGCAGACCAAGTTAGAGAACATGACTATGATATTAAGGATTTAAACAGGTAATGTATGGAGGTTCTCAGGATGAATTATTATTTTACAGGGATACTTATCTTAGCTCTAACAATCCTAGCATTGTTTGTGGAACCTGCGTATCCTAGAAACGAATACCTTAACGACTATGGTGTAAGATGTGGTGAAATGGAAGTAAGCACAGAAAGAAGAGATACTGATTATAATTATAGTGATAGTAGTACAAACGAACAACAGTATTTAAGATTTACCTACAGAAAATATTTAGGCACAGACTGTAAAACAGCAAAAGAAAACGTAGCAATCAAACAACAATTAGAGTTAATGAAAATGTGTGGTAGGGTTAATAGTAATCCAAGTCTTGCAAACAATTCTAATTTTAATTTATTAGTATCTAAATGTAGAGGTGTAACTCCTGCAAGAGATAACACTAGGCCATCTGACTCACAAAGTTTGTGGGATGATATGAAAGATGGCTACAAAAAAGAGAACCCAGACATCACTTTAATGGGTGATAAGTTCATAAAACCCAGTAAAAAGAAGCTTAAAATACCTAAGTATTTAACTGACGACGAAAGTGTGATACTACCTCTACCAAAACCTAAAAATGATTGATAAATTTTTATATGCATTCTTTGGCGGCTTAGATCGTCTATGTGAAGCTGTTGCTAACAAACTAGCAGGCCCAAGATGTAAATGTAAAAATAAGAAAAAGAAATGAGTAAGAAAACTTTAAATATATCTGAAGAAGCGGCTGTACAGATGCCGATGAAGACGGTAGCATCGTTGATTTTACTCGTCGCAGCCGGCGTGTTTGCATACACCGAGTTGACGGCCAGGCTGGTATCACTGGAGACATCACGTGAGTTGTTTGAAAATGATTTGTTAAAAAAATCTGAACAGGTCCCCGTCGACCAGGAACAACTATTTTTATTGGAAGATTTGTATAAGTCTGTAGAGCAAATAGAAACACGAATTGAAGATATGATGCACAATAAAGTTAATATTCAATTTTTACAAAAAAATCAGGAAAAGGTTTTAGAAGATCTTGAGGCCCTGAAAGATAAGGTAAGAGCAAATGGGAGTCATGAATGACAGAGTTAGCGATAGCCCTACTTATGATTGTACACGGAGAGATCAAGGAAGCGCGTATTCAGACTTCAATGTCTGAATGTCTTAAAGGGGCACGTACAGCTAGACGTGAAGCAAAATCTCATATAAAGTACCAATGCATAAAGTCGATGGTTGAGCTTGAAGAAAATATAGATGGATCTTTGTCTATAAAAAAGTTAATATTAGAGTAATGGTAAAAATACAGGCAGAAATTGTTAACGGCAATTGTCCAACATGCACTGAACTCACTATGTTAGTAGGTCTTACTCCAGAACTTTTTAGATGTATGAACTGTGGTGCAGATTTACATCAACATGTAAATGGTAAAATAACTTATTTACCTGTTATGACTTCACAATCAGATGGTGCAACGCCTTATGTAAAAGAGTGGAAAGATGGCTAAACAAAAATTTACACATTTTGTACCTAGAGATAAACCTAAGAAAAGGCCTAGAAAACATAAGAAATCATTAAATAAGTCAGAAAAACTACAAAACAGAAATAAAAAATATAAAGGCCAAGGGCGTTGACAGACTTAACATAATATCCTATATTATAGGTATGAAAGAAATAAAACAATATAATAAAAGTTTGTTAGAAGTTGCAGATCAAAGATTAAAGCGTTTGATCGAAACCCAGCATGACATAAATCATCCGGGTCCATACTTTGATATGGTTAACAAGCAACTTGATTACGTAAATACGCTTAAGGAAAGGATAAAACTTATAAATGAAAAAGCTAACGATAACGAGTAAGAACATTACACAGAAACAATGGTCTAATCTTATATTAGAATTAAATATAATGAAAAGACAATGGAAGCCGTATGCAGACATAGATATACAGGCACCAGGGATCAAGAAAATAATAGCTTGGGGTACAACGAACTATGACTCTAAATCAGAAGATTAATGGAACTAATAATTTTTAACGACGGACTTTATCAATTAATTCCAATTACAAAACAGATGATGGATGGAATAGTGTTAACAGGCGAAATTGATTGTTTTGAGTTGTGTGATATTCTCCGGTTAAAACTAACCGGCTATGTAAACGAATTAAATTTACATATTATGAACGATAACAGTGGAAACTTTATCGGCTGTATGTGTAAATAATGATGATGAAAAGGACCTGCGTCCATGTAATGCCTCGCGCTAGCCTCTGTACGACAAGCTTTGATCCTCTATACAAAGAGGGGAGTTATGGAGCCTTTGCTCTCCTAGGAGTACGTGCACGGAAACTAGGAGGGTTAAAATGAATTATATGAAAAAATATATTATAAAAAAATTACCTTATATAAAAGATAACAAAGAAACTTTTATAAAAAATGCAAATCTTGCGCATAAAAGATTTGTTTTTAATTATGGTGTACCTTTTAACAAAATGTCTTCTACCTGGTTTTATAGATATTATAATATTTCTACCTTAACAGTAGGGTGTAAAATGTATCATAGATTGTTTATGGATTTACAAAAAATAATGAGACAGATTGCAAATACTAATGAACCTTTATGGTATCAAAGTTGGTTAAATTTTCATGACCAAAACGAAGTGTTGGATTGGCATAACCATTCAGATTGTTTATTTCATGGGTATATTAGTATAGATCCAAAAAATACAGAAACAGAATTTAAAAATTTTAAAATAAAAAATGAAACAGGAAAAATTTATATTGGTCCTGCAGGATATTTACATAGAGTTAATGTATTAAAACCATTTACAGGAAAAAGAATTACAATTGCTTTTGATGTAATTTCAAAATTAAAAAGAAAAAATCAAGTAGATATAAATACTGGATTTATGCCTTTACCATAGGGGTTATATAATTTTATCTGGCTCACAAGAAAACTTAGTATAAGCTTTTATACTGTTTGTCCATTCTGGGTCGAACCCTGCCATTAATTTATGTGAGTAATCATAACCATAAACTATACAAGAACTATAGTCATCAAATAATACTTTAGGTGTAGGTATAATCTTGCATTGATTAACTGCAAGCTCGCTACATAAAACCATTAATAATACTACTTTTGTCATTGACACCTATTGTAAATTATGAGATATATCCCATATGATAAATTATAATGAAAGGAGTATATCATAAATGACTGACATAACTAAATATAAAAACGTCTCATTGAGTCACAAAACATATGACTTGATAGATAGAATTAGAAAAGTAATACAGCCAGACGCAGTTTTAAGTAGATCGCAAACTATTAGTATTTTAGTAAACGAGAAAGCGAGGAAACTAAATGGAAAAGTCAAAGAAAGATAAAGTACCTTGCCCACACTGTAAGGGCAATGGTTACGTAAGAGTTCCCTACCATTTAGCAAAAGAAGAAGTTGTTGTTCAATGCGGGGTATGTGATAGCCAAGGAGAAATTAATGCTGATGAAGTTGATGATATTATTATTGATGCTGATGGTGTTCACAGGTTGCAGTAAGTTTGAGTTTAATCCATATACAACAATAGGAAGGATGGTATTAAAAAATGGACAATAAGAGAGGACCTAATGATTTAGAAAAATTGTTAGAGCAACGTCAAGAAGAAGTTGACATGTTAAAAAAACAAAAAGAATACATGCAAATGAAATGTAGACAAGCTGGTGAAGCTGTTCTTAAACAAGAAGCAAGGTATCATTCTTTAGAAAAAGAGTTTGATAAAGTTTGTGAAGAGAGAGATAACCTTATGAGAATGTTAGGTGATGGCGTCAAATAATTATCATTTAGACACGGCTTATATTGCAGGACTCTTTGATGGAGAAGGCAGTCTTACATACAAAAAGTATAAAGAAAAAAAGAAAAACGGTACCTACAACTGTTGGCGTATTAGCATGGAGATAGCTATGACAGATCAAAATGTTATAGAACTTGTGCATGAAACGTTAATGGTTGGTACAGTTAGACCTAAAAAAGTTCCTAAAGGAAATAAAAAACAATGGCGTTGGCGTTGTACGTTTAGAGATTGTTTACATGTTTGTAAATTATTATGGCCTTTTGCAAATGTAAAATTACACCAAATAGAAAAAGTCATAGACCACTATGAACCTTCTATACAAGACTTAAACGACAAAGTAATAGATTTAGCTTTAGAACGAGAATTAAGAAAATGATTGATGTTAAAGTTATTGATAATTTTTTAACTAAACAAGAACACCAAGACATTTATAAAGAATTAAGTGGTGAAACAGGTTTTTTTCCTTGGTTTTATAGTGACAATGTAAACGACAGTAATGATCCTAAAGATCAATTTCAATTCTGTCATCAATTTTATAACATGGTTCCTAACTCTCAATATTTTAATTTAGTAAAACCTATAATAAATAAATTAAACATGACTGCTATAGCAAAAATAAAAGCTAACTTATTATTAAAAACAAAAACTCCAATTGTTTTTGGCTATCATTCAGATTATAATTGGACCCACAAATGGTGGACTGCTATTTACTATGTAAATTCTAATAATGGTAAGACAATATTTAAAAAAAATAAAAAAAGCGTGGCTAGTAAAGCAAACAGATTATTAATGTTTGATGGAAGATTAAAACATTGTGGTACAACTTCAACTAATTCTAAACAAAGGATAATTATTAATTTTAATTTTTTTAATCAAAACATGGGGAAATAATGATAAGATATATACTAGAAATAATTTACCACTACTCAACAGCCTTGACTTCATGGTCATGGCAAAAGTTATATGGTAACAGGGAGAAGGGTTATGGTTACCGAAAAAAAAGATAAAGAAAAATTTGATAAACTACAACAAGAGCAACGTGATCTTAATGAGAGTTATCAGCAATCTAAGCGTAATAAACAAGAACGTGAAGATAACGAAGAGTATCTAAAAGAATTAAAGGATAAACTTTGAAATTTGAAAGCTGGTTCCCTACTGTTATTGGACGATCTCAATGCCCCTTTATTGATGAAATACAGCCGGGTTATAAAAAGATTATAGAAAATTATCCTGTAAACGAGTATGGGTTTATTAATGTTCCTTTACATCATAAATTAAAATTTAAAAAATTAACTAAATGGGTTTCTAAAGAAGTTAATATTTTTGCTAAAAACCATAAATTTGCTTTTAATTATGAGCCCAAAGAATCTTGGATATGGGACTATAAAAAAGGAGCCTTTCAAGAATTTCACACACATTTAGGGTTTACTATTTCAGCTGTATTTTTTTTAGAAGGCTATCAAGAAGATTCGCCATTAGTTTTTAGAAGCCCTATTCATAATGACATAAAAAATCCTTTAGGGACTCAACCTCATACGTGTTTAAACGAAAATTTGTATAATGCTTTTACTTTTAGAAAGTGTTCTTATCCCCCTTTATCAGGAATGCTTTTGGTGTTTCGTAGCTATGTTGAACATAAAGTTGACACTAAACACACAGAAGGTAGAAGAATTATTTTTGCATATAACTTTGATCCAGATTTAAAGAAATGACTCAGAAAAAAAATAAAAAACGTAATCCTATGGCAATTCAGTTGAAACATTGGAGACACCGGGTTATAAAAAATAAAAAGAAATATAATAGAAAAAAACCATATGAAGATTAATAAATTATACACCTACCCTAAGTCTATGCGATCTGTAATTAATGGTGGCAGACACTATGACATTGGTAACACAAAGTTACCAAGTGTTACGACTATATTATCTGCGTGTCAGTCGGACGAGAAGAAGGCAAGTCTCGCTGCTTGGAAAGCTCGAATGGGCGACAAGGCAGCAGATGAAGTAAGGGACACAGCAGCAGCGCGGGGCACAGCCATGCACACGTACCTTGAACACTATCTTGATGGCACGGGCTACAAGGACCTGACGACGTTAGGTAAGCAGGCTGAAGTTATGGCAAACAAGATTATAGAATCAGGCCTCGGGGACCTGGAAGAGTTGTGGGGACTTGAAACTACGTTGTATTACCCAGACCTGTACGCAGGCGCAACAGATGTTGTCGGTATCTACGCCGGTCAACCGGCTATCATTGACTTCAAACAATCTAACAAACCTAAAAGACGTGAATGGATTGAAGACTATTTTGAACAGCTAGGAGCATATGCCATGGCGCATAACCAAATTTATGGTACTAAAATACAGTCTGGAATCGTTCTAATGTGCACCAAAGATTTTATGTTTCAGAAATTTGAAGTGTCTGGACGTGAATTTGTAGGTCATCAACACGCATTCTTGCGTAAAGTAGACCAATATTACAAAAATGTATCCCAAGCAAAACAGGGCCAGGATACAAAAAATGATCAAATAGTATAATGAATCATAGGCTAATTTCATATTTAAACAATTGTATACCATTTCTGTGTGAAAATAAAAAAAACTTTTTTATTTTTTTTAAAAGTAGGGTACAAAAGGTACAAAAGTTAGAAGTGTTGTATACCAACACTTATTCGCTCAAATTTGTATCCTAGAGCAGGATACAATTGGATACAAAAGATACAATTTTTAAGAAAAGCAAGTAGTACCAACGAT